CTCATTAGACGCCGGGAAGTGATCCAGTATCATCTTCTCGGCTGCCTGAAGGTGAGCTAGCATGCTCTGCGAATTGGCCTGAATCGATTTCTCCGACATTGAACGTCTCCCTAATTGTCTTTCTGAAAAAATCTATAGCACGAAGCTGACCCTCGCAAATACCCGTGTCTTTTTCTATCTGCTTAGAGCGGTTAAGGACAGACATTTGTGTCCCTACCCTAGCTTCATAGACGGCGATGTGCTCAAGTAGGATGTCTGCCCACGACTGGACCTCTTCCTTGAACGGTTGGGCGACCGAGATAGAGGCGGGGACGCCTGTCGGGTATCGGGCACTTTTGATGACAGCCTCTAAAGGGATCATGAGGCTCTTGCCAGCTGCTATTTCTTCTGCCTTATAGATCCCGTTGACAGTGTAGACGATCGAAAGAAAGCTAACGTCACTAAGATTGGTAACCGTTTGTCCTATCATTTTACTCTCTCCATTTGTCCGGTGATGTCTCTAGGCTTTAAGGGTGGCACGAGGCCTCTTTCACGAAGACAATTTCGAACGCATCGTTCGCCGATAGGGATCGTTCTGGCTATTTGGATGATCCTCAATCCCGTACCATGCAGCTTCATGATCTCCTCGTCAACCTCATCGCATCTCGCCTTGTGTCGCTTTAATTTTCTCTCAAAAACCATCTATTTAATTCTCCGCTCGCTGGTTCTCTCCAAGAGATTTCAGGATTGCAGACACTGTCCCAGCAGTCATGGTCTTGCCGTGCAGAATTTCAGATACGTTTTTATATAGATCCTTGGGGACATCAAGCTTAACGAGAAGGCCTTCGAGCCGGTTCAGATGCTCCTCATCGGTAGAATCGAAGTAGTCCTTGATAGGCTCGACCCTTTTGATTTCCTCCGCTGCCTGGGATACTTCCCTGGATGGCCTGGGAGCTATTTGCTGCTGAGGCTTAGCTTGATGCGGCTGGCTAGGGGAAGGGACTTGCGTCAGGCCTTCCTCGGGCTCGCTCGCCTGTCCCATTTCATCGGATGTGTAGACGCCTGATAATTCATTGGGGAAAGCTTTCCTCAGGGCTAGCGATTCTGCGCATTTGGCCAGCATAATTTCTGGCATCTTTCGCCACATCTGCGTGAGGTTCCCGGACTTGTCAGTCTGCCCATACGAGGATAACTTAGCTTGTGCCCAAAGCGGCTCATTGAAATCCTTGCGAACGACCGCGATTTTAGCCAGCTTTGGCGCTTCATCGAAAGGCCACCCATCATACCAGACAAGCTCGTGAAGGCCTGTGATGTCGTTCTTAACGACCTGGCCTTTTGAATAGAAAGGGCCTAGCTGACCGGCGTACTTGCCTGTCCTTTCAGCTACCAACCGGAATCCGTCAATGGAGACTTGGGTGGACATTTCCATTCGGGAATCCTTGCTATTCCAACGCTTGACCGCAAATATTTGACGAGCGAAGGGATTCAGCCCCAGGCTCTTAGCCGTGAAGATGAATAGCTCAAGTTCGGAGTCAGTTGCATCGCGACAGATAGTCCTTTTGATTAGGTCGATTTTCTCAGACGAAAAATTATCGACGTGCAGCAAAACCTTTTCATCAGCCATTGGCCATTACCTCCGACTTCGAGATAATACCTTCGTGCCGTTTCACGTATCCTAGAATTAACTTTGCAACAACGACTGACATGTTCTTCTTTTTCAGTATCGAAATCACCTTGAGCTTTCGCTGCGTGGATGCTGGTAAACTCACGCTAAATCGCACCATCTCTTCCATTTTCATTCCTCACTTTGAAGTGTCTAAACGCACCAATATGTATTTACATGTTTACACCAAAGACGCAAACAGATAGCTGACGCGCAGTATTTGCGCGTCCATTTACGCGTCCATTTACGCGCATGCATTGCTGCGTATCGCGCGGTGATCGAAACGTATGCTGTGCAAGCCCTTCAGGTCATTTCGATAGTGATTGCTTTGATGCATGTAGGTTTTTCTTTACTTAGGCAGGTCAAGGGCGTAAATAGGCTATAACTCAAGTGTCTTACTACAAAAAAAGAAGTCCTCACACGGCGAAATGTGAGGACATCGAAAGACACTTGAAAACTTATAATCTGGTAAATAAAGGTCTACCCTCATGACTTCTCAAAGTCAAGTGCAGCAAGGCGCTATGTTTCTCAGTTATGGGGACGTGGTCAGGCAAATAATCAAATCAAAAAAAGCCTACAAGATGACTGGCAACGAAGCGATGCTGATGTATTGCTTCGTCGAGTTTATGCCTAGGCCAAAATATATCACTCATTTGACTGCCGGAATAAATCGGAGTTTTACCGACTGGTCGGATGCGACGGGTATTCTAAGAAACAACCTGACTAGATTGTTTGACAGCCTAGTGGCAAAAAAGTTGATTTTGGCATTTGGCGATATAGGCGCAGAAAAGACTTATTTTCTCCATCCAATATTTGCTGATCAGCTTTTCAGGCAGGTTTTTGTTGTCCACAGGCCTGTGAATAGAAAATCCAACTGTCATCAATCTGATGACACCACTGTCATCATTTTGAATACGAACTGTCATCAATCTGATGACACCACTGTCATCATTTTGAGTAAGAACTGTCATCAATCTGATGACAGTGATCTTTATATAGAAGATCCCTATTCTATCCCTAAAGAATCCCAGTTATTCCCTAGAAGAATTCCCTACTGCGAAAATTCTGTGGATATCTCAGAGGATGTCAAATCAATGGCGCGTCGAGTTAACAAGGTTTCCAATGACAAGGAATTTTCATTTTCGCAGGCGTGGGTAATGAAACTCATCAAAAGCCGAATTCCCCTAAAAGACATCGACGAATTCATTTCCAAGTTTGAAGAACACGAAGTGAGATTCTTAAGTGCCGCTGAGAGGGACAAAACCTTTGTTCTGTGGCGATCAAATAGGCTTAACGAAGACCAGGAAGGGTTAATGCAATGAAGCGAACTGAGAGCGATTTAGAGCGGCCTAGGTATTTCCCAACTGAACGTGCCAGTGTGGCGATGATCTGGAGTGGAGAAGAATTGCAAGAGGATCTCGATGGAATCGAGCTGCATTTTATGACTCCCCCAATAGAGCATGATGGGGGAATTCCAACCGTTACAATCAGGGAATACAAGGGCGGCAGATATAGCGGGGACAGAAATCCGATTCGTCACGCACTTAGTCAAAGATCAATTGCAGAGCTTAGAGATTGGTGTGAACGAACTCTATTTGTCCTCGCTAATCCCGACCGATATGACGAGGAAACATCTTGGAAAAAATGGTTTCAGTTTACTACTCCTCAGCGAGTTGGATTTGCGAGAGATGCCTTTGAATCATGTGATGTTTGTTTCGATGAGGAAATGAAAAAAGCAAGTGCGGTCGAATGCAAATGAAACTATCCCAGTCCTACCTAGACGAATTCAAAAACGGCATGGTCGAATACCTGATCTCAAACCTCGCCGAAGACTTCGACGGGGACGAGCTTACCGATCACTTTCAAATGACCAAGTTTGCCATATCTCGGAGGTCTACCGCGGTATTCGGATTACCGCCGATGCGATGGGCCTGGGGGTTTAGGCTTCACCTATTCCGCCTCCTTCTCCAGCAGACGCATGGGACCAACCTGACGGAGCTAGGCGGGATGTGCGGTTTCAATTCAATGCCTCATCTCAGCAATCGCTTCCGGGCGGCCTACAAGCGGACGGCTTCGCGCTACCCTCGCGGAAGCCTCTATGGGCCTGGCGACATCGATGTTGCCTTTCCCTTTCTCGTGCGCGCGGCGATGGATGAATACCTGCAAATTCAGCGCTAGGCTTGGATTACGAGGTTGAAAACCTCCGAGAGAGGTCGTACTGTTCTCGGACATATCTATACGAGGCCTTGCATGCTCAGATTCTTCGGATTCGTCATCATGGGAAACCATGAGTTTATTCATCATTTGGCTACGGAATACGCGAAAGGCAACATGGAGGGCGTCGATTCTGCGCTCAGGGCAATGGTAAGAGGCGAGAGCAAAGGAGGGCACAAGCGGGACAGAGATGTCATTATAACTAGGAATAGCAGACATGCAAAGTTGACGCTCGTGAAAGAAAGAGATAAGCCGTGAAGTTTTTCAAGTGGGAGATCGTTAGGCGAGAAGATTACGAAGCGCTTAGGGCATTCGAGCGGATCGCGCAGAGGACCTTCTACGCGCATCGATGGTTCGCGGAATACGATGCCATCCTTTTCCCTCTGTGGGATTACATCTACCAGCGTCCTGGCTTCAACATGCAGGTGAGCCAGGCGAGGGAAAATTTCAAGCGACGCCTAAAGCTATTGGAGCAAAAGAAATGATCGACATCATCGACATCAACGAAAGAAGACCGCACGAGGCGGCAATCGTTCAATGCGAAAATTGCTGGCGGCGGCACATCGCCGTTTTCCCTGTCGCAGCATCCTTCCCCCTTGAGTGCGGTAGCTGCGGGAAGATCGCCTGCACGAGAACCTATGAAAGCTTGGAGGACTAAGCGATCGGTCAGGAGGTTAGAGCGTGAGATTGGAGACGAGATATGATCTTTGACGATTTCCCGAAATTCGAAACTGGCAGCCATCCAGAGGCGAGGATTAAGCGTCTTGCGGATCGCATAAAAGCTCTCGAGGCCCTTGTATCGGCGGCTGATGAATATCGTGCCTCAGTTGAAAATTACTTTGTAAAACACGAATGCGGAATGGATTTGTATTACCAGGACAAGGGAAACCTTGAGGTGCTGGCGGATGAAGCAAGATTTCTGAAAGCAGATGCAGCGTATCGCAGCGCTAGGGCGCAGGGAGAGATAAAATGAGAGCATTTCATAACGATCAAGCAGTAAAAGACAAATATCTAAAACGCGTAGAGCAGCACAGAGAGATGGATAACATCATTCAAGGCGAGGGCTGGAATGGCGAACGTGGATGCGCTGTGGGTTGTACGTTGGAAGAATACGATCACAAATCTTATGAGACAAAGTTAGGAATACCAGAATGGCTAGCTCATCTAGAGGATCGAATATTCGAAGGCCTTCCATTGGAAGAGGCGAAACTTTGGCCTGGCAAGTTCCTCGAAGCTATTCCTGTGGGCGCGAACCTTGATCCTATCAAAACTGAATTCCTGCTTTATTTAATGGATCAAAACCTCAAGACGTTTGACCACGCGAAGTTTCCTACCGTCGTCTCGGCTATAGAGATGGTCAAAGCTTGGATCAATGGAGTCGGTGACCGTCTAGAAGCAAGAGAGGCAGCACAGGCTTCCCGAGAGGACGCTTGGAAAGTCTACCGTGATGCTGCTGATGCTGCTGATGCTGCTGCTTATGCTGCTTATGCTGCTGCTGCTGCTGCTGCTGCTGCTGCTGCTGCTGCTGCTGATGCTGCTGATGCTGCTGATGCTGCTTATGCTGCTTATGCTGCTTATGCTGCTTATGCTGCTTATGCTGCTGCTGCTGCTTATGCTGCTTATGCTGCTTATGCTGCTTATGCTGCTTATGCTGATGCTGATGCTGATGCTGCTTATGCTGCTGCTGATGCTGCTGCTGCTGATGCTGATGCTGATGCTGATGCTGATGCTGATGCTGATGCTGATGTTCGAACAAAAGCCTACAAAAGATTCTCTGAGAAACTGTTATTTCTACTCTCTACGGTTGATCCGGGATTGGGGGAGGGGTGCCATTCATAAATAAAATAAATATTGGTGAGCTTGAGGTTAAAGCTGCACTTTTAAAACGTTGCTCAATGCAGACCTATTGGATGCGACAGCGATTTGTTACAGACTTTCTCGATGCCTTTCTTAGAGGCGAGGATATAAGTCGTCTTAGGGATACTTTCGATAGGGCATTGGAGAGTTATGTCAATGAACGGTGCGCTGAGAAATTGGAGCAGGCCAATAAACTAATTGACGAGATTGACAAGATAAATACAACAGACCCGTTTCATGGCGTCAGGTTGGCGATCGCGAAATACAAGGGGGAGCGGTGAAACTAAAAGAACTACTCGACATGATCGAAACTAAAAACTCCTGGGGAAAGAACGAACTAAAGTCTGCGATATTGGACATGATCGCAAGAGATATTGAGATTGAGACTAAGGCACCTTCGAAACCTCTTTATCGTGGATTGGGGGAGGGATGAGCTGTAAATGCAGATCGTGCTCCAAAATAGAGGGGTCAATCAAGGACGCTATTCCTTGGGTTGAAAAACAATTCAAACCTAATCTTTCACCTATGGAGATTTTTTTGAGCAAACCGAAGGCAAACAGAAAGAAAAAACATGAACTCGATAAACTCAAAGCTCAGGGATTGGGGGAGGGATGAGTTGGGATAGGCTTCCTACGTTCGCCGATTACATGTCAAATGAAGAGATGAGTATGCCTGACCTAAGAGAATTGATCGAATTCGTGAGGGCTTATGATGAGAGGGAAGCGGCTATTAACTCCGAAGATGGTACGGGTGGAAAAATTAATCCCGCTTGGGAGAACATGGAAAAAGCCCGCGCTGCATGCGGCGTGATGCCGGAGGAGGAGAAATGAAAAGATTCCTTTCCCGCCACAGGTGGTGGCTTTTATTTATAATGCTCATGATCCAAATCTTATACTTGTTTCGAGAACATAGCCTATTGAGACAAAAAATCAAAGATATGGGCGGCGAGATTCAAGGTAATCGAATTATTTTTCGAGGTGATAAATGAAAAAGAATTATTTAGCCAACGGCGGAAACGATAAGGTCGGCAGCGTGGGGGTTACGGCGATGATCCCGCTGTTGTTCTCCGATGATGGCCAGCAACGGCTCGCATTCACCCGCGACGAACTTCACCGTGCATTAGCACAAGGCAAGGGCTCCGATATCGGGTTTATAATCGCAGCGCTCGATAGGATCTATGGAGAAGATCAGATATGATGCTTAGTCCGAAGGAAACCTTGATTGCATTGGCTGAGGTTAAGGCGGAATGAAAGGCAAAACTGCGACAGGATTCAAGTCCGTCTTCCTCTCTTATGAGGGGGGAAAGAGCTATGAGTATCGATTTCAGAGCCAGGGGGTAAGGTATAGAAAGGGTGGGTTCAAGACCGCACTGGACGCTTCTAAGGCCTACGTGATCGCACATAGGGAAGTTCTACAGCAGAGGTTTTGTGGGTGAAAGAGAACAATCGATACCACAAACCCAAGACCCATAAGCGCTCAACCGCACTTGGAGTGTTTCGCCAGGACAGAAATCAAGCGGCCTGTCACCTTCCCTCGAAGGAGTTGACGGATGACTGGGAGCAGGTGACGTGCAAGCTTTGTCTTAAGATGAAGCCAAGGGACAAGGTCAAGACGGAACAGAAGGCCTTTCGGCCTCCCAGGCCTTAGCCATTCATCGCTTTAAAGAAGCTGTGTTCAGTCTCGACTATGAATGAATCGCCATTCAAAAGTCGAAGCCTATACATGACCGCTCCCAAGGCTTCGCTTATTACCGCATTGTAGCTCGTAATGTGAGATGGGTTTATCATGATCCAGTTTCCTTCGTGGTCGATGAATTGCAGCATTTTCGTCTCCTTTGTTTTTGGTCCCGGTATTGGTTCCATACAAAGCTTATCGGCCAATCTCGAAAAACCTTTAGTAGATAGCTATGCGCTTACAGAAAAGTAATAATTGACTGACTATTATAAGTCTTGCAGTTTCAAGATATAGAACCCCATTACGATTGCCTCTTTCCGACGCATCGTTGTGGGACTATGTAGACCAGCGTTGAGCGGTAAGCCTTATCCTCCTCCTGCCAGCGGAGTATTCAAAAGGCAATTACATGACCAAAGCAAACAAACAAATGCCGGATCTTCAATCCTAGATTTGTGCTTACCGCTCTTACTAGCGTGGACGTGAATCGATAGGGGGCTGTTAACTGAGCGGGGTTTCTTTCATTTGCTTTACTCGTGTACGTCAGCCCTGTCTATTAACCCACAAGCTCACACCGACCATCTTGATGAACCCTTTTGCTTTTAATGAGGTTCACTGTCTTTCCCTGTAAATTATCTTGGGGGGAAAGTTACCAAGGGAAGCCTGAGTTTTTCACGAGATAGGCTAATTCCGCTCGTTTCGATATAGCCTTTGGATGGATTTCGCTTGCTTTAGGGGTCGTGCATGATGCATTAAAAGCAAGACGAAGTTATTCCGTAGCTGAGTCGAATAAAAATAAAAACCCCAAGTGCTTGTCGGTGTCTGGGGGTTTTTTATTTCTGCTACTTGCATGCACCAAAACTTTCAAAAAGCCCACTTAAAAATAATTACAGTCAAAACAGATATGCCTTTTTCATCTCGCGCCATCCTGTTATCATTTTCCCTCACCTACCCAATGAAGGAAAATCCATGGACGCAGAACTGAAAGCAATGTCATCCATCCTAGGAACGCTCTCAAAGCTTGATTCATCGACTCGTGACCGTGTGTGGGCCTGGGTCGATGCGAAGCTCCACGCGCCTATTCAAGCTCCTGGAGAGCATGTCAGTACTGAAGTTCCGGTCCAGTAATCACTGAATCCAAGTCACCTCGATCCTATGGACGAGGTGGGCTTCCTTGATGGGAATTCCGATGAAAATCGAAATGCTTCCGATTGACGCGCTTAAGCCTTATGAGAAGAACCCGCGAAAGAACACGGCGGCTATTGGCCAGGTCGTGAAGTCCCTGGGCAAATACGGCTGGCGACAGCCCATTGTTGTCGATAAGGACATGATTATCGTCGTCGGTCATACCCGCCTTCTTGCGGCGAAAAAGCTGAAGATGAAGCAGGTCCCTGTGCATATCGCTTCGGACATGTCAGCGGAAGACGCCAAAGCCTATCGGATCATGGATAACCGCTCGTCTGAATTTGCCGAATGGGACAAGGAATTCCTGATTGGAGAACTCACCGACCTGGCCGATATGAAGTTTGACATCGAGCTTACGGGCTTTGATTTAGACTTTCTAGGGACTGGGATTCTCAAGGCAGCAGCTGGCAACGAATATAGAAACGAGGATCATCAGGTCATTGGGGAAGACGACAGGAGGCCTAAGGAAGAATCGATCGAGTTTGAATACAGCCCGCCTTCCGATGTCGATCCGAATAAAGATCAAGCCATTACCATTACGGTCACGTTTGAAAGTCTTGGCGATCAGGAGGCTCTCTTTCTAGAGCTACGTGATCGAGGATTCAAGGTGAAAGCGTGAAGTTCGGTATTCCTTATATGGGATCAAAGTCTGACATCGTTGAATCTATCGCCTTGAACCTGCCTACAGCCGATAATTTCTACGACCTATTCGGGGGTGGTTTTTCTGTCTCACACTTCATGCTTAAGCATAGGTCTCATAAATATAAAACGTTTCATTATAACGAGATTGAATCAACGACAGCAGACCTAGTAAAGAGAGCTATCGCGGGGGAATATGGCGGCGACTATAGACCCGAATGGATTTCTAGAGAGAGGTTTTTTGCAGAAAAAAACTCTGACGCTTATATTAGGTTGATATGGTCGTTCGGAAACAATCAGAAAAATTATCTTTTCGGGAAAGATGTCGAGCCTCTTAAAAAATCCATGCACATGGCTGTCGTATTCGATCAGTTCGATGCTTTGGCGAAAGAGATTCTAGGTTTTTCTGTTTGGCCCAATGAAGTCAGATCGATTAAAGATCGGAGATTTTATCAAAGGCAAAGGGTGACATTCTTAAGAAAGAAGAATGGTCTTGATGTCGATAGGAAAATGCTTGACGCGGAGCAGTTGCAGCAGTTGCAGCAGTTGCAGCAGTTGGAGCAGTTGGAGCAGTTGGAGCAGTTGCAGCAGTTGGAGCGTTTGCAGCAGTTGGAGCGTTTGCAGCAGTTGGAGCGGTTGACATTTTCATCGCTAGACTATCGTCAGGTAGAGATCAAACCGAACTCTGTCGTCTACTGTGATATCCCTTATGCTGGCACAGCTGGTTACATTAAGGAATTCGATCACAGGGCATTCTACGACTGGGCTATGTCTCGTCCTTTCCCAGTCTACGTCTCCGAATACAACATCCCTGACAAACGTTTCAAGCTTGTTTATTCGGTCGGCAAGGCCGTGAAGTTGTCAAGCAAAGGACAGTCCAAGGAATCAGCGAACAACAGTCGTGAGAAGCTGTACTGGAATGGCGTCTGAAGTGCTATAATCAGGGAAGCAATTACAAACGGGGTGCTTCTTGGCCAGCAAAAAGAAAAGCTCGGCGCGTCCGCAAGGTCGTCCTAAGCTCAAGCTTACGGACGACCAGCTTAAGATGGCGACCAAGCTCGCCGGTATCGGTCTCACGATCAAGCAGATAGCTCACATGCTCGATGTATCCAAAGCGACACTCGATCGCCGAATGTCCGAAGATCCAAAGGTTTCTGAGGCACTAGAGAAGGGTCGCGCTCAAGCTGCCTCAAAAGTTATGATGTCTGCTTTCAACATGGCAATCTCTGAAAAACATCCGTTTATGACTACGTTTTGGCTTCGTTGTCGCCTCGGTTGGGCAGAGCCTAAAAGCGATCTAACGCCAGAGGATCCCTTCAATATGAATTACTCTCGATCGAAAGACGCGGGATGAATTCCGAGCCGTTCTTCACGAAGTTCTCGCCGGACGTGATCCCCTATCAAAAGGCGGTCTGCGATTTGATCGATCGCTTTGATTTCTCGCAGGGAAACCTGGAAGTCTTGCTATCAGGGTCTTACGGAAGCGCCAAATCGACACTGATGGCTCATCTTCTCATCCGTCACTGCGTGGAATACCCAGGTGCTAGGGTCTGCATTGCCCGTCGATCGTTGCCAGACTTGAAGCGGACGATATGGAAGGAAGTCCTGGAGCACATGGAACTGGACTTCATCGAGGGACGGCACTACCGCATCAACCGCTCCTCGAATACCCTGCGCTTTAAAAACGGCTCTGAGATGATCACGGCTACCTGGGCAGACAAGCGCTATAAGAAGTTCCGATCCCTAAAGCTATCGATGCTCGTCATCGAGGAGATCGTTGAGAACGATGAGCAGGACGAGGAAGCCTTCAAGCAACTCAAAGCACGTCTGCGCCGCCTACCGCACGTCCCAGAGAACATCCTCATGGCGGCAACAAACCCAGACGCGCCTGGGCATTGGGTATGGAAGTACTTCATAGAGCCGAACTCTAACGGATCAAAACATCCATATCGGCACGTCTTCTATTCTAAGACCGAGCAGAATCCCTTCCTCGATCCGACCTACGTTCGCCAGCTGAGGGAGGACATGTCTCCAAAGGAAGCCGAGCGCTACCTCGATGGGCAATGGAATGAGCTTAAGGGCGAGGTCATCTATTACGAGTACGATTCCCAAGCCCAGTATCGAAAGACGGTTGAATACCAAATCGATCCAAAGCATCAAGTCATATTGGCCTTCGACTTCAACATCGGGGACGGCAAGCCGATGTCGGCGATCATGCTCCAGCACATCGATGACCAGTTCCATGGCTTTGGGGAAGCGGTGATCCACGGCGCGAGAACCGCACAGATTATAGAAGACTGGGACGGACGCGGCCTTCTCAAGCCAGAGTACGAATACCTGATCACTGGCGATAGCGCGGGTAAGAACAGGGACACGCGGTCGACCAGGTCCGACTATGACATCATTATGAAAGAGTTATCGGACAGGGGTTTAAAATATATTTACGGCGTCCCACCGGCAAACCCACCGCTTCGAACTCGACACAACCGCGTAAATGCGTACTGTAAGAACGCTGTGGGCGACCGGCGCCTCTATTTTTATAGAGGCTGTGCGGTAGCAGATGAAGGCATGAGGCTGGTTAAGCTGAAAGCGGGCGGGAACTATATTGAAGATGACTCCAAGGCCTTTCAGCATATTACTACCGCTATCGGATATGCTATTGTATTCTGCATAAATAGAACATCAAGACCGAAGCAATCCACAACGATACTCTGAAGGGATCAAGGATGATGCTTTCGCCTCAGAACGTGCAAGCAATCGTTGAAAAAAATGCCAAATATTTGGCCATGAATGAAGAGTTAATCGAAATCTTCGAGGGGGAATTGACCTCCTACATCGAAGACGATCTATCGAAGCAGCTTAGCGGCCAGACCTTGACGCATGCCTTAGCGCGGCTTTGCCCGATCAATGTCCTACCGAAATACGTGGACAAGCTTACGAACATCTACCAGACGAGCGTCACGCGTGAAATCCTCGATGGAACGGATTCAGATGCTAAGCTATTGAGTTGGTTCGTTGACAAAATCGATGCCAATACCCAAATGAATTCAGGTAATGAGCTATTCAACCTATCGAAAGCGACTCTCATCCAGCCTTACGTCCACGATGGTAAACCTGGGCTTAGGGTAATCTTAAACGACCGCTTCATCGCCTATTCCACAGACCCGGTCTGCCCAGAGAAGCCCACGCATATCATTATCAAGGCTGGCTTCCATAACGAGCAGCAAATCTATTTCACGTATTCAAAAGACGGCTTCATGATTTCAAACGCAAGGGGGGAAATCGAGCGAGAGCTAATGGTCCAAGCGGATAACGAGGAAGGGGTTAACCCTATCGGTCGTCTCCCCTTCGTGTATGTGAACGAATCGAAATACCGCGTCCAGCCTAAGCTTGATACCGACACGCTGCGTATCGTGAAGCTGTTGCCGGTGATGCTGACCGATCTAAACGTTGCCGCGATGTTCCAGTCCTTCTCGATCCTCTACGGTATCGATATGAATGACGAGAATTTGGTCATGGCACCAAACGCCTTCTGGCGATTCACATCTGACCCAGCATCTGAGAAGAAGCCAGAGATTGGGCAAATCAAACCGACCGTCGATTACGACCAGGTCCTAAACCTTATCCAATCCGAGCTTTCGATGTGGCTAGGAACCAAAGGCATCCGCGCAGGCTCGATTGGTAGCCTTGACCCTTCGCAAATGGCCAGCGGCATCTCTAAGGTGATCGACGAAATGGATACCTATGAGGCCAGGGAAAAACAGGTTTCATACTTCGAGCATGCCGAGCGCGACCTTTGGGATTTGATCATGCACCACATGCTTCCCTATTGGCAGTCGCGGAAAGAGATTGATCAGATTGCCAACTTCTCTCCTAATGCTACCGTGTCGACCACGTTTGCAATCCAATTGCCATCACAGACACGCGGGCAGGTTGTGAAGGATATGAACGAGGAATATGTTGCAGGCTTTACTTCGAAGCGCAGGGCAATGATCAAGCTCAATCCCGAGATGACTGAGACCGAGGTTGACATGCTCATCGCTGAGATTGCCGAGGAGAGAGCAGCTGAGCCTGTTGTCGAGCCGGAAGCTGTTGCCGATCCAATTATTCAAGACGATAAGGAACTTTCCGCATAGGAGAGATCAATGGAAAAAGCCCACAAGGTGATTTGCGTAAAGTGCGGTCGTCTCGCCTTTCTCGCTACTAACCCAAACGACTGGGAAGATCCAACGTGCAAGACAGGAGAGGGATGCAATGGCCTGGCAAAAGATAGACATCGAAATACCGCCAGAATTCAAGCCAGCCCAAAGGCGAGAGCTAGGCGACCTGATCATTGAGCACATCTATGACCGCACCAATCGCGGCGTGGACAAGTCAGGCAAGAAGTTCCCTGGCTACTCGGAGAGCTACCTCAAATCCCTCGACTTCAAAAACGCTGGCAAATCTAAGGGGAACGTCAACCTCGAGCTATCGGGCGACATGCTCGCAGCGATCGAGCTACTGAAAGACGCTAAGGGATCGGTTCGCATTGGCTTCGAAAGGGGTAGCGATGAAAACGACAAGGCAGAGGGAAACATCCTAGGCAGCTACGGGGGCGAGCCTAACCGAAAGAAGGCGCGTGACTTCCTTGGAATTCAACCTGGCAAACTGAAGGAGTTGGTGCGGTATGTCAGATCCAATTCTTAAGGTCGATGGAAAGACTATGGAAGAGTGGGTGTCCCTGATCCACGAAAATTACGAATGGGACGGCAGACGCGGGACAATCGAGAATATAATTGGCGTCCTTTTTGGAATTGATTGGCGAGAGGCTAGGGACAAAACATGGGATTTAATTGCAGATCTAGACGATGAGTGATCCAATTCGTAGTTTCGGCAAGATCATGGATCGCATCCGTAAGGCGACCGAGGACGCAGGGAAAGCCTCGGTAATGAAGGCCACTGGCGATTTCACGGTAGGGCTTATCGTCAAGCGAACGCGCCTAGGCTATGGCGTAGCGAAAGATTTCGGCAGTAAAGCCAGCCTTAAAAAGCTTTCTGAGCCTTACAAGGAATCCAGAAAAAAATTCAAAGGGCTTTCCCCAACGACCACGGCAGGCAAATCAAACCTGACCCGGACAGGGCAGATGCTCCAAAGCGTCAAGACCCTTCGAACTCAGAACGGGCGCGTAGCTATCGGACCAAGTGGGACAAGACGCGGCTCATCGCTGACAAACGCCGAGGTCGCTGGCTACCAGGAAGACCAGGGCAGACCTTTCAACCGCGTGAGCGAGCTTGAATACAAACAGGTCCTCCGCTTCTATCGCAGGCAATTTGGTGACCTTCTCAAAAAACGGAAGCTCATCAGGTAATATATTGACATGCACCGATAACTCATGGAGAATTGAATGGAAGACAACACCACGCCGGATTCTGAGAATCCAAACGTCAATCCCGGTGGGAACGACGACCCGAAGCCCAAGACAGTCTCGTATGAAACCCATGCGAAGCTGCTCGATGAGAAGAAGAAAGCTAGCGCAAGGCTTGCTGAGCTAGAGGCTGCCGAGGAAGCTCGGAAGCTGAAAGCACTTGAGGAGAAGGGCGAGTATCAAAAGATTATCGAGCAAAAAGAAAAAGAACTTGCCGATAAAAATTCGAAACTCCACGAACTCACTCAACGCGAGACCGACCGCCTGAAGCTTTCAAGTCTACTCAAGGCATTGCCGGGAACTGTTGACCCAAAATTCTACAAATTCATAGATCAAATAGATGACATCGTCGTTAACCCCGAGACCGGGGAAGTCGATGAGGTCTCTGTTAACAGGGCTGCCGAGAAGTTTCGTAAGCAATATCCTGAGTGGATACAGACGAAAAAATCAGGCTTGCCTAATGATGCTCCTGGCGGGGGAGCGAACCGCATTTCGCGGGCAGAGTGGATGAAACTTCCATCTAAAGAAATGACTAAATGGCGACCGGATCAGATATCCGACTAGCCAACAAATAATTAGGGGTATTGCATGGCTTCGACCGATTTGGTAGCAGTAGCGGATCAGATTCAAAAGTATTGGTCACCGATCTTCACAAAGCAGCTTCGTGAAAGCCTTCTACTAGGCTCACTCGTCGACAAAAAATACGATGGAGAGATTAGGCGTCAAGGCGATACCGTTCGCGTGTCGCAGATAAATGCTCCAACTGGCCAGCTGCTTACTGTTGGCGTCAACGCTGACAGCTTCCAAACCGAGTCGGTCTCCACTTCCAAGATCGACATCGTCGCTAACAAGCGTGCGGTAGCGGCCTATGAATTCCAGGACCTCGTCGAGCTACAGAGTCAAATCTCTAGCGACAATCCTGAAGTCATGGAATCCCTTAAGTTTGCTATGGCGAAGCAGATCAATGATTATCTCTATACGCTCGTCGCGCCTAGCACATCCGCGCCAGACCACGAGCTTGTCAGCACCGATTTCAACGCGGCTCAGCTTGCCTCTTGCCGTCTATTGGCAGCACAAGCTAAGTGGCTTCAGAATCCAGGCTGGTATGCTCTCCTTGATCCGTCCTATTACTCTGACCTTATGAATGCTCAGACGCTGACTTCAAGCGATTACGGCGCGCAAGACGCTCCTGTCATCTCTGGTCAAATCGGTCTGAAGCGCTTCGGCTTCAACATCTTCGAAGATAACAGCCGAGCAGTCGATTACGGTCTACTGTTCCATCCTGACTTTATGCACATGGTTTCGCAAACAGCAGTCCAAGTAAAAATCTCTGATCTTCATTCTCAGAAAAAATTCGGCATCGTGATGTCGGTTGACATGGTCTTTGGTGCTGCTCTCGGCATCAGCGGCGCTGTCAAACACATCAGGGTCCGCGGCTCTTGATGGACAATGAATCATTAGCGGGTCTTCAGTGCATAACTGAAGACTCCCCGCAGTTGCTCATCGAGGCGCTCCAACGGATGAAAGAGCCTATGAAAATAGTTCAATTCATCCACACTGGAACCAAGGCGAGCGCTTACATCGTGGTCAATACCGCACAGAAAAAAAAGGGAAAATAAATGGCAGCTATTGCAGACGTTAAGATCGTAGGTTCTACGTTTAAAAATGAAAAAGTCATCGTTCGGGCGCGCTATGACTTCTCTAAAGATGCTGGCGCCACTGGCGCCTTAGATATCTTCCAAGCAAGCCGTGACATCATCATCACTGCATTCTCTGCCGTTGTAAAAACAGCCGGCACATCAGGCGGCTCAGCCACCTTGAAAATCGGAATTACAGCGGACGATGATTTGTTCCTTAACACCACGCAAGGTGCGGTTGCAAACCTCACGGCTAACGCGGTTCTCCTGCCTCCTTTGGTAGAAGGAACGCCTAACGTCCTCGCGTTGCCTGTCAAGCTAGCGTCGGCTGCAAAAGTACTCCAGACAATCGGCACGGCGGCTCTCACGGCTGGCGTGATCGAGTACGTCTTGGAATACTACGAGGCATAGGGCTTTCTTCATTGGTGCATGTGGCAGAGTGCTTCTCAACGAGGTCTCTGCCCTTTTGTTAAGGTGTCCTGATGATCCTAGACCAGCGCGTCTTGCACGGCCTGACAGATATATCGGCTGTCATCAATGACTTCCGGTCTGGCCAGTATGTTTTCCCATACCAAGCCGGGCAATACCTTTATATCGCCTCTGTTTTCCCATTCAATACCATCTATGTTGACCTGAACGTCCCGAACTTAATAGCTGCGACCGTGCGTCCTGAGATATGGTTTGGCGGCGGCGATGGCTGGACAGACGCAGTTGACGTGATCGATGAGACGGCTGGCCTTACAGCATCGGGTAGGATTCAATGGAACACCGATGTAAACAAGGGCTGGAACTTCGAATACCTATCTAGGGATGTGACCGGCCTTGAGACGAAGTCGATCTACAACATGTATTGGATGCGTTTTTCCTGGAATGTTAACCTAACCGGGACTACCGCACTGAACTACATCGGCCAGAAATTCTCCGACGATGTCATGCTGCAAAGCTTCTACCCTGACCTTCTGCTCGCAAGGGTGATGGACGCTTTCAAGACGGGCAAGACAAACTGGAACGAGCAGCATTACATGGCAGCGGCTAATATAGTCCGCGACCTTAAGAAAAAAGACATCATCAAGAGTAGGGCTCAGCTGCTCGACTATAGCTTATTTACGGATGCCGCCTGCCACATGGTAGCAGAGCTTGCATATAGAGCCTTTGGTCAGCCATACTTCGAGCACGTTAAGCAGGCGCGTGAAAAATATACCGAGGCGATGAACCTTAAGTTCTTCAATACTGACATCAATGGCGATGGCAGGCTTGACCCTGAGGAGCGGTATTTTAAAACGGACTTTATGAGAAGATGACCACCAAAATAACGGACGTCTATAATGCGATAACAAATATTCTGGAGGTTAACCTTCCTGGGTATACGCGCTTGTCAAACCCCTACGCGCCGGAAGTCAACGCATTCCCCATTCTAAGGAATGGCTACGGCCTAGCCGTTGGACCAGGAGAAGACACGCAGAGAACGACTGGGTGCGTGGTCTCTTGGAGAAGAGCTTTCACGATCATCCTTTTGAACCAAGTCTATTCGACTGAAAACGATGTCACACGTCGGGCGCTTATCGAGCAAGAGCTACTTGAAAAGCACAACATACTTCGAAAGCAGTTCTACCTTGATTCGACTCTCGGAGGGGTTGCATACCTGACCATCGTCCCAAGCGATCAGGGCATAAGCTTCATAGCTGCTGGCGATCTATTATTCTTAGGCTTAGAGATGAGCCTGGAAACTGAATACACCGAAGACCTAACAATCGTTCCTTGAGGGAAAAAACATGGCTGTTATCCAAACGCGATCTAGTGTCCTGTCGATCATGCAAGAGGTTACCGAAGGAACTGCTGTAATCCCAGCGTCAGCGACTGACTTCGTCGCGCTTCAAGATGACTTCACCATGGAACCAAGCTTTGAGGTTCTTGAAAATGCAGAACTCAAATCCTCCATCGGACGAGCAAAGCCAATCCTTGGAGCAGAGTCACCCTCTGCCTCCATGTCCCACTACATCAGGGCATCGGGCGTCGTCGGGCAAGCGCCTAACTACGGCCTACTTCTCAAGGCTGCAATCGGCGCAGTTGCAAGCGCTTCGACTGAGTACGATACGATCGTCGGATCGACCATCTCAGCCGTCAAGGTCGATACAGGCGAAGGCGTCCAGTTCCAAAGAGGACAAGCCCTGCTTATTAAAGACGCCACCAACGGCTACCGAATCCGCTGTATCGATTCTGTTTCTACCGATGATCTCAATCTTGGATTCCAGGTTCCGACGGCGCCGGGAACAGGAGTAAACCTAGGCCGGTCGGTGCTCTATTACCCTGCAAACTCAAGCCATCCAACCCTAACCCTATGGCACTACCTAGGATCAGGCGGTGCGGTTCAGATGGTCGCTGGTGGCCGCGTGACATCGGCTAGCATCGATATAGCGGCTGGCGATTTGATCAATGCTAGCTTTGATATCGAAGGCCTCAGCTATAGCTTTAATCCGATCAACATCCTTGCAGCGGATCGATTCATCGACTTCACCGATGACGATGGCACCTTCGCGGCCTCTGTTACAGCTAAGATGTATAAGGACCCTTACGAGCTAGCCTCGGCGCTTCAGCAAGCGATGAACGATACCGCATCGACCGAGACATATACCGTGACCTACGTGGATTCGAGCGGCAAATTCAAAATTACATCCACATCTACGGTTCTTTCCCTCCTTTGGAATACCGGTGCTAATACCGCAAATACCATTGGCGACAAGCTTGGATTCCTCATCGCAGCTGACGATACGGGCGTAGCAGGCTCGACTGGATACACTGCCGACAACGCGCAGGTCTTCACGCCTCCCTACACACCGGCCTTCGACAACTCCGATCCTTTGGCCGCGAAAGACAACGAAGTCATGGTGGGCGAAGCCGACGACTATGTCTGCTTTCAGGCTAACTCGGTCACCCTATCGATCGACACACCTAAGACGGACATCCTCAGTATCTGCGCTCAGTCGGGCAAATCAGGTTCGGTCATCAATTCTCGAGAAGTGACGATTGAGATCTCTGCGCCTCTCGATCAATACCAAGTTGAGAAGTTCAAGAATTACCGATCGGGCGATGAGATCAAATTCCAATACTCATTCGGCATCAAGTCGGGCGGGCAATGGGTAGCAGGCAAGTGCGGCGCTCTCTATAACCCTACTTGCACTATATCGGAATTCTCCATCGACGATAACGATGGCCTAGCTCAGCTTAACCTTACCCTCTCCGCTTTCGTCAACTCTTCGGGCTCTGGCGAAGTGTACGTTAACTTTCTCTAAGAATTGGAAGCACCAATGAAGACGATCACCTATGTTCCAAAATGCTGCAAAGGCGAAGATGCTACCTGCGAGGGGAGCGTTGAGATCAAATCGCTTGGGATCGAAGAGAAGCTAACCCTCCTCTCCGACCAAGGCGTGGACGTCGGGGAAGATGGCGAGACGCAGATGAAAGGCAAAAAGGGGAACATGGAGTTCCTTGTAAGCTGTATCAAAACAGCTAAGCCAAAGTATGTGAAGATCGACATCAAGCATAAAGCGAGTGGAACGGAATACAAGAGCTACGACGATCTTGACTCAGACGACATCGGCCATGGGATCATAACGGAAATCGCTGGAGCTATGCTCAACGGTTTCAAGCTGGGAAACGGCTGAGAGCTTCGCTTCGTTCGATTGCTCGATCGTCTGTCAGAGGGCAGACGCTTGAGATCGATGGGATAGAAATATTTCAGGAGTATCTGACTAGGTTACGGATGGTCAAGCTAGGCTACACGTCCCCTTTCTCTGAGCTTTCCGTATTCAAGGCCGAATGCTTTATGATCATCGATGTCGAAATAGACAAGGCGAGAAATACGAAAAAAGGGAAGACGAATGGCAGATGATAATAAAGTTGAGTTAGATTTAGTAGTAGACGCCTCATCTGCTAAGAAGTCTCTCGACTCGTTTGAAAAATCTGCCGAAAAATCGATTGGAGCGATAACGGGGAGCTTTAAACTACTGGCTGGCGCGGCTGCTGCTGCGCTGGCCTTTGTCGGTGCTAAGGGCTTTATAAGCTTCCTCCAAGATAGCACTGATGCTGCTGCTGCCAACGAGGCCGAAGTAGCCAAGCTCGAAGCATCCCTGAAAAGCCTTGGGGACTTTACTCCGGAGGTAGTCGATGACTTCAAGGCATTTGCCGACCAACTCGAATCGACATCAAAATTTTCCGACGATGCCGCTATTGCTCAGCTTGCCTTTGCAAAGCAGCTTGGGCTTACCAATGACGATGCAAAAAAGCTCGTCCAGACGGCTGCCGATCTTGCATCGGTGACAGGCGACAGCCTAGAGAGCGCAGTCACAGACCTTACTAACTCCTATGTGGGCCAGGTCAAATCGCTTGGAAAGGTCATCCCTGAGGTCAAATCCTTTACGGAAGAGCAGCTTAAGGCTGGCGCAGCAGTCGATTTCATCGCCGAGCGACTTAAGGGCGCTGCCTCTAATGCAATTCAAACCTATGCTGGCGGGATGATCCAGCTACAGAACGCGCAGGAGGACTTTCAAAAAGCTGTCGGATCCACAATCACCCAAAACCCGGTTCTGATCGCTGCTATCCGCGTAGCAAATGAATCATTTCAAAAGCTGACTGGCATTGTTGAGGAAAATAAAGCCGAGATCACTGGCTATATTTCGGCTCTCGTCAAGCTTGCGGTGGCCACGATTCCTGTTGTCATCGAATCATTTGGGGTATTTCTGAAGGTCGTCGGGGTATTGACCAAAGGCCTAACCGCACTAACTGCCGTCACAGCCGACGCCATTGCTGGCTTTTTAGAATTTGAAACGGTTCAGGCGATCATCAATGCCTCGGTATCGGGCGTCCAATATGCGATCGGCTCGCTTATAAATGAACTTGGCGAGTTGGTTCGAGACCTTAAAAAAATTCCAGGCGCAGGGAAAGCATTCGAAGCTCTGGGCTTTGACATCGATGAGGTTTCAGCTTCTCTCATTGAGACTGGCGTAAATCTCAAAGATCTCTCAGACAAAAAGATAGATTTTAAACCAACCATAAAAGCTTTTGACGACATTAAAGATGGTGCGGTTGAGTTTGGAATCGCTACTGAGTTTGCTTTTGATGGCGCTCAGTCAGGGATTGAGGCTGTTGCCAAAATTGCAAAAGAAGCTGCTGCTAAGATATCCAAGGCAGATGGAGAAATTGCTAAGGCAGCAAAAGAAGCTGGAATAGCGCAGACAGTTGCGGGACAAGCGGCTGTCAAAGCTTCCGTGGAAGCTTCAAAGGCCAAAGCACAGGCGCTGGAAGATGAAAAAGAAAACGGTGAGAAACGAAAAAAGCTTGCCGAGGAAGCCCAGGCCTATGCCGATCGAGTTCTATCGAAAGAGTCGAGCGGCCTGAAGAAAATTCAAATCGAAAGAGAGCGCGACCTGGCCGAGCTTCAAAAATATAAGGACGCTGGCGTCATCATTGGTCAGAAAGCTGCTGACCTTGAAATTGCAATCCACGAAGACACTCTTAATAAAGAAAATATACTACGTAAGCAGCAGCTGGATGATTATAAGAAAAACATCCAAGAAATCGCTTCGACTCCATTCAAGGTAGTTGTCGACCAAATTGAGATTTCTCCTGACCTTGTCAGCGGATTAGGCGAACAGATAGCTGGCGGCCTTGGAGCGATAAATCAAATCCTTAAGGGCAAGGAAGGCGCTAAGGAATTGGTTGCAGGAATAGGGGGAGCATTTGCCGATGCCTTCATCCCTGGCATTGGTCCTGCTGTGAGCCAACTACTAAGCGTTTTTGCGCAAGGTCCTGAAGCAGTCAAGGCTCTCGTAAAGGATTTCGTCGCGGCCTTGCCCGAGGTAATCACGGCTATTGCTGAGAGCGCGCCAGCCTTCGTCGATGCTCTTGTCGAAACGCTCGTCAATAAGGGCGGTGCAATCAAGATTGGCGTAGCTATCGGCAAGGCAATGCTGGGCATCACAAGCCTTCAAGCGGCTGGCAAGCAAGTGTTTTCCGGATTCAGTTTGAACCTAGGGCCTTTCTTCACCCGCATAGGCCAGCAATTCACGACAGTGTTTGCCAATATAGGTCTAGCCCTATCCAACTCGTTCAAGGCTACCTTCGGCGCGATAGGAACGGCCTTCACGACCGCCGTTAGAGAGTCCTTTGCCTCCATAGGAGAGGGATTTCAGCAGGTGTTTGGCAGGATCATAGCAGACATCGGCGTATCTCTTACGGGCGCCTTCAGCAAGATCGGCGCTAACATCACGGCGGTGTTTGGAGCAGCGGTAACAAACGTAGGAGCGGCAATTGGGACAGCCTTTACGAATGCTGGGACCGCGATAACCAACGTCTTTAGGACGATAGGCACTACGCTTGGAACCGCACTGAGCGATGCTTTCAAAACAATCGGAACTAATCTAAAGAACTTTCTGTTTGAGCCAATCAATAGGCTCATCGAGTTTCTTTCCAAGTTCAAATTCCCAGAAATCGGTGGTAGCGCTGGCGAGATTATTAGCGGGAAGAGTTCTAATAAGGCGGTCGATGGCCTAGTCACCATCGCTACGGGCGGACTTAATAAAGCGCTCGGCGGTTTGACAAAGGGATTCAAATTCGCTGGTGGAGGTATTGTCCCCCCTGGATTTCCAAACGACACGGCCAATGCCCGCCTTACATCCAACGAGATGATCCTACCTCCCGACATCTCGCAAGGCATGCAAGACCTGATTCGAAACGGATCGCTTGGGGGTAATAACGAAGAGGCAATGGTCGCGATGCTCACTCAGCTTGGAAGAATTGCAGCGCTACTAGCTCAGCCGCAAACCGTCAACGCGACAGCCGAGCTTGATGGGAGAGCGCTTGCTCAAATCATCCTCCAATTGAATCGAAACAATGCGAGGCTATCGGCGTGAATAAAAACGTTAGGCTTATGACCAACAACTTTATAGGTAGAGGCTTCTCCTCCTCGTCGGAGGTATCAGAGTTCGCGGCGGCCAACATCTATAACCCGTCGCGCTCCAAGATTTGGAAGCCAGCCGGTAATTTTGAGGTTACCGCACTGAATAACAAGATCTATGTGAACGATGGATCAGACAAGACCATCACGCTTACCGTAGGGAGCTACCTATACGGTAGCCTCGCCACGCATATCCAAACGCAGCTGAACGCTTCATCTTCCAATTGGACATGCGTCTATGATAGCTCGCTAACCTATAAGTTCACCCTAGCCAGGTCGAGCGGGACGGCTGTCCTAAAGAAGACCGTCACGACTAATGCATCTTGGGACATGCTAGGCTACGTAGGCGAGACAGACCTTAGCGTCTCCCCGTTCATAGCCGATGAGCAGAGGAACCACACTTCGGAGTGGGTCAAATATGATCTTGGAGTTCCCCAAGAGCTTACCTTTTTCGCTTTGCTGTCAGGGATCGACGAAATCTTCCCGCTCTCTGAAAGTGCGGTCGTTCGCATCCAGGCTAATAACATCGATTATTGGGTTTCTCCGCCTGTCGACGAAGAAGTCCCCGTCACATCCCTAGGCTGCTTCTCGGTCATGGAAGATCTAGGCTCGTATCGCTATGGCCGAATGGAAATAATCGACCGCTTGAACTACCTAGGACCAGAGGGCCTTCGCCTGGCTGTAGCTTATATCGGGGACCATCAAACCGTCACGGCTACCAATATCGCTAGGGGGTTTTCAAAGGAATTGAACGACCCGTCCATAGCATTGCAGAGCGAAAACGGCGCCACCTTCTTTCAGACCCGTCCTAGGTTTCTATCGATTGGCAACTGCGTGATACAGCTTTTGAACGGCCAAGAGCAGAGGGATATCGAGCAGCTTTTCTATGATGTTGGGGTAAGGACGCCTTTTTTCGTGTCGATCGATCCAGGGGTAGAGGTCAGCCAAGATTTGGAAGAGCTAACGCGATATATGATCATGACCCGCGCGCCAAAGCTCAACCATGTCTTTCGAAATTATTATGATTTGGACTGGGATATGAAAGAGGCATTTTAAAAAAACGAGGAGGAATGAACCATTCCCCCCTGAATCTATATTTACTCATTTCCAGGCTTCCATTTACTATCGCACAAGCGTGCTGAGAGGCAACACAAAATGGCCTTCGAGCAGTTCCCAGACCTTCAATATTTTGTGGTCCTAGATACCGATGACAACTCCAAGCTTGGGTATTTCACGCTGACTGACGGGACAGACCTACGGCATGCGATGCTGACCATATACGTCAAGGGAGCGATCGATTCCCCCTTTGAAATGTGGCTGAACATATATGGGAATGACAGGCTGGAAGGTCCAATATACGCCTCAAATCGTGCGGTCATATCCTCCGATACCCTCGAGCCTAGCTATACCGATGGCTGGCTTGGGAACGTCTACTTTGATTTCGAGGGAGTGCCTTTAAATCCGAACCACGATTATTTCATTACCTGCGAAACCGATGGCTACGCTAAAGATGGAGAGGATTTCTACGTAGGGGTTAACCTAGACTGGTATTTTCCGGTGAACGAAGCGGTTACTCCCACACAAGCTGGCGCTAGAATTCGCCTTTTAGGAAAATCATGAGCATAGCAATTGAAAAACAGGCTAATGCCTCTGAGCGTTTTCTCCTGGTTCGGCTGAATCCAGGGCGATTTCTAATGCCAACTTTCGATCTGACCTACTACATTGCCGATATGCCTTTCATCCCAAGTAAGGTCGAGCTTAACGGAGTCCTTCTCACCGAAGACGAGGCAAACCCTAGCGTCAATGGCCACTGGTATTACGATAGGGACGCGCTCGAGATCAGGCTGAAGCTTGCCAGCGCGCCTGACGATACTGATAATATCCTCATTTGCTACTATTACCTCTTCTATACGGGTACGATATACCGAGATATTGGCGAAGACCCTAGCGTGCCATCGAATAAGATCAGAAGCTGGGAACCTAGGCTGTCCAACTACCCAAGCTTTACCCAAAGCTTCGAGGATATCCTTGCTGGGGTATTCTCCATATCCGATACGACCGTGAAGATCATCAATACCGATAGCGTCTTTCAGCAGTATCTTACCGACGAGGACAGCTTTTATAATAAGCAGGTTGATATCTGGATTTGCATCAACTCTGTCGACAACATCCAAAAGGTATTCACCGGGACTATCCAATCGCTATCGATCGACACGCAAAGCATTAGCCTTAGGTGCCTTGATAGCTTTAATAGTTTTGTAAGGCCAGCCTTGATGGGCGATAGCACAGAGGAATGCTTCTTTAGGAGAAGCGCTTCAGGCTTTCCTTCATTAGATCCTAACTTCCACGATACCGTACTGCCCTATATAGTCGGCTCTTCCTCTCGCTATAAGACGGAAGCCTTCGCTTCGACTGAGCCGGGTGTCCCGGACCTGTTTAGGGTATCGGTTGGAACGCCTGCGCCTTGCACATCCTACAGTGCAAGCCTATCCACATCGGTGAACAGGACCTTCGGTGCATGCCGAATGAAGGGCTCTCCTAGGGCCCAGGCTTACGGGTCCATAGCAAATTCTATTCTCACCCTAGACGGCTATTCGGTGGCTTTAATAAATGACATGAGCAACGTCGAGGTTGGTGATACCTTTAAATGGACCGAGACATCCACCACCTATCACAGCATCGTGAACTACGTCGGGGATTTTGATTTCTTCGGATTTGATATGAATATAATATTTTCAGGGCCATCGACTCCCTTCAACGTTGTCAGTACGCTTCACCCTCTGCAAAGCTTCTGCGTGTTCATACAATTACCAGAAGGAACGTTTATCTATCCTCGAATCGATCGAGATTACACAATCAATGAGACGGCAACATCGGGCGGCAATAATTATATAGAGATTGAATTTGTAAATGACTTCGAGACAAATTTCTCGGAGTTTGGCGGCGAGCCTTTAGACCCCAATGCCCACCTTGTCTTCTTCAGGGCAACTAACGATGTCGTCCAAACCCACGCGGACATACTTAAAGAGATGACCGAGAAGGCTGGGCTAACGGCCAACACGGCATCATTTACGGCTGCTGCCACCGAGCTACCTGTCAATGCTAGGTTTCACATCCCTAACTTCGACGAGCTTGATTACAAGAGCTACCTCGAGACGGCTCAAGACGTTCTGAGAAGCTCGTTGGGATACCTGAAAGTCAATACTAGCTTCGAGGTCGAGTATCACATCCTAGCCGCTCCATCATCGAGCAGCGTACGGGACGTATCCCTTACACTGGACGGCGGGACATCGTGCGAGCTAGAATATGCTGACATAGTTACCTCCATCATCGCCTACAATCCTCACCACGAATCGCAGCAAGCCATTGACGGCGCTAGCTCTCCCTCGGAGACGAGGCAGAACCAGAAGGCCGCGAAGCTGCAAGGGGTTGTGAACGTGAATAGATTTCGTCACGTTCTGGAGGAAATAACGAGTAACATAGATAGGCATATGGCAATCAATTCTTCGAGACGAGCCACCTACAGCCTTAGGACGGCCACCGAAGACATTGACAGCGAGCTAGGGCAAGACATTGAGCTAGCCAACAGCATAGCCCTAGGCGGTTCGGGCTCGGTCGATCTTAAGATTATATCCGTTGAGAAATCACCAGAAAGTATATCCATACGCGCAAGCGATTTGAAAGGGCTCTGACATGGCTGGAACCGTAAAGAAATTACAGTTTTCAGAAGGGGTGGCGGTTGGTCCTCCGACCGATCTTTCTATCGCTACATCTAGCACGACGATTAGCCCTTTCGCAAACGATGCAGCATTCGTATCCAGCGAAGGCGCGGCTGTAAATGGGTCGGTCTATCTCAATTCGACCCTAGGTAAGTTCAGATACTTCCTCACGGCCTGGCGCAACTCGGTCCCTGAAAGCGATCTATCGGACCCTACGAAAACATTTCTCATCGATAGCGCAGGGAACTCGACCGGGGTTAGCTCAACGCTAGATTTCAACAACACGGCAAACCGCACATATACTTTCCCTGACTACAGCGGGACGCTAGCCACGCTTACAGGCGTCGAAACGCTGATAAACAAAACCTTTGTTACTCCTGCTCTCGGCACGCCAGCTTCGGGCATCTTGACCAACATGACTGGCCTTCCCCTGACGACCGGGGTTACAGGGACTCTTCCTGTTGCCAACGGAGGGACCAATTCCTCTTCGGCTCTAGCAGGTAACAAGGCCATCGTATCGAACGGTAGCGCGATCATAGAGTCAGCTACGACATCGACCGAGATTGAATACCTTTCAGGAGTTTCCTCCGCGATTCAAACGCAGATGAACGCTAGGCTTTTGAAGGCTGGCGATACAATGACCGGCGATCTCATCCTAAATGCTGACCCCACCCTAGCTTTAGGTGCCGCCACCAAGGCCTATGTTGACGCTGTAAGCAATGGCCTGAAATGGAAAGCTCCGGTTCGCGCTGCAACCACTGCGAACATTACCCTGTCCGCGCCTCAAACCATCGACGGTATCGCGGTAATTGCTGCCGATAGGGTCTTGGTTAAGAATCAGTCGACAGCTTCCGACAACGGCATATATCTCGTAGCGGCTGGCGCTTGGACTAGGTCGCTGGATGGCGATACGTTCACTGAATTAAATGGTGCGGTCGCTCTCGTTCAGGAGGGGACTGTCAACGCTGACAAAGGTTTCCAGCAGACGGCTGAGCTTGCATCGCTAGCTAGCAACCAGGTCTGGACGCAAAACTTTGGAGCGGGCCTCACACAGGCTGACGAAGTGACCTTGACGCTTTCTGGCAGTACCTACTCCATCAAGATCGGTGGAATTGACCTCGCAGGAAATAAAGTTACCGGCATCCTTCCACTCGACAACGGCGGAACCGGCCAGACAACAGCACTAGCGGGATTCAACGCTTTATCTCCGATGACTACTAAAGGCGATCTCATCGGAAACGATGGAACAAACGATGTCCGAGTCGCGGTCAGCACAAACGATTTTATCCTCACTGCCGATTCAACCGCCACCTCTGGTTTCGCATGGAAAGCTCCGACTAGCGGCGGGCTAACCCCTGTGGCGAAGACATCGGCTTTCACTGCTGTGGTAAACGAGTTGAATCAGGTTGATCACTCCTCAGGAGGCGCTATCGTCGCGACCCTTCCAGCGACAGCCATTGCGGCAACGTGCAGTTTCGTTGCTAAGGTTGCTTCAAATTCAACCAACTTTCTGCGAGTCGTAGCTTCCGGATCAGATACGATTGACAGTAACGCTATTGGTGATACAGAAGACTTTAAGTACGGCCTCTACCAAGTAAGTTATACGAAGTTCGCAGGCGGAACCAATTGGATAGGCTCCTATCAGTATGCAGGAACTCAGTTTCCTGCTGGTTCAGTTCCTGGTTATGTGGGCGGCGTGGCTATCGCTTCTGGTATGGTTGGCGAGCGGATTGAATCCACGGCATCAGGCGTGTCTGTTACGACTTCCAGCTATGCGACGATTGCATCAATCACGCTGACTGCTGGGACATGGGACCTCAGCGCTTTTGTTAGGGTAGTCAACGCAGCATCTCTTGCTTTCTTCGACTTTGGTATTGCGACGACGACCAACAGCGCTACGGGTTGGATCACCAACAAATCAGCGGGCGGAGGCTTAGCTAGTGCATCGGTCCCGGTGAATAGCTCGATCCCTCCCTACCGTCTGAACCTTTCGTCAACGACGACTTACTATCTGACAGCAAGTACGGCGGGCGCTAACTCAACTGCTGGCGGGACTATCGGCGCGACAAGGGTGGCCTAATGGCAAATATTGATACAGCGCAAAAACTTCAAGTTGCACCGATTATAAACCCGGTTTCGATTGCAGCGTCTCTAAACCCGGCAGCATCTTATACGATGTATGAGTATGATCTGACTTCCGGACCCTACACTCTCACGCTACCAACTGGAACAACAGCGGAGCAAATTGGCGTCTTGTGCAAAAACGGAACGGGAAGCTTGACGAAATACCTCGATGTCGTTGCAGGCTCAGGAACGATCCGAGGCGCAGCGGATACCTATCGCTTTAGAACCGCTAACTTCTCAGCCATGTTCTATCGCGAAGGCGGCTCTAGTGATTGGCAGATAGATTTTAATTCGGCTAATTTTAACCTGACCCCTACTCCTGGGCTAGTGAAAGGAGCTAGCAATGGTGTCCCTATTGCGCCTGGTTATAGAGGTGAAAGGGTAACCTGGGCGACCCCTCCCGTTACGCAAACCCTTGGCGCTAGTCTCGTGAACTGGACGAACGCTTTCTTTACAGTAACCCCAGGCGTTTGGATCATAAGCGCAAGCGTTTGCGTAGAAGTAAGGTCAGGTTCAGCAGTCAACAACACGCGAGCCGCACGAGTCATGGTCACGGAATCGGATGGGACACTACTTCAGTTTCTCGACAACAGAACTTTGATATCAACGCCAGCGGCAGCAGAGACAAAGGTTGTCTATAACATGCCTTTTTATGCAGTAGTTACGGTGAACAGCACCAAGGTTTATAAACTCATGGTTCAGCGCGGTAACTTCACCGGAACTGGTACTGCTGAAGTGAGAAACGCATCGGGCGATGCATCGGAATTCTTTGCAGTGAGGATCGCATAATATGGCAAACATAGACATCACGTCCAAAATTGGCTTCCCGTCTCCAAAGTATATTCAGGCTCAGGCAAGCTCTCTAAATCCTGCTGTAGTAAACGCTGTTTATGTCTATGATATGACATCAGGCCCATACACTCTCACGCTACCAACTGGGACCACAGCAGCGCTAGTTGGTGTCGTTAACAAAAACGGAACGGCCAGCGCTACCCTTTATCTCGATGTGGCGCCGGGTGCCGGTGGAACGATCCGAGGCGCAGCGGATACCTACCGCTTTAGGTACCCGAACTTTTCAGCTTATTTCTACAGAGAGCTTGGCTCCAGTGATTGGCAAATAGATTTCGATATTGCAACGCTGGCCAGCACGCCGGGCCAGGTCCCAGGCTATACAGGTGGCTCGGCAATACCGGCTGGTATGATCGGCGAAACGATAACATGGACGACTGCACCGGCTTCCCAAGCGACAACGACAACGCTTGCCGATTGGACCAACGCCACGTTTACCCTTAGCGCAGGAGTATGGATGCTTTACGCTAGCATCCAGGCAAGCGCTACTTGCGGAACCACGCTCGGCGATCAGACGACTGCGCGGGTGGTCATAACGGATTCAGGCGGGACAACCATAAACAACTGGGACAAACGCATATCGGTAACTCAGCCGTCAACTGGAACAGCGCGTATTTTCGCTCCTATTCCTTTCTCTGGGATCTTAAACATAAGCGCTAGCACTACATATAAGATCATGGTTCAAAAACAAGACATAGCTGGAACCGGCTCAGGGGACGTGCGTTTTGCAAGTTCGGACTACTCTCAATTTTTTGCTGTAAGGATTGCATAATGGCTATTAAGCTAGTTGACGAGATTGTTGGCGTCCCTGTTTCCCTTCCGAACCTATCGGATGTTGTCGCCTTCACGCCTACGGGATCATGGTCGGCTAACACAACATACACTGGCTTTGTTGAGCAAGCGGGCGTTAAGGCTCACGTAGAAGTGAGGATTGCGCTAACAGGTGCTCCCACGTCTGCAAGCTTGACGCTAAACCTTCCCTTCACCATTGACACCACTAGGATGATCAGTACCGACACATCGAGCGGTAACATCCTTGAGAACAGCAATGTCACGATAAGGGATGCTGGTACCGCTTCCTACGTGGGAGCGGTAGGCTATGTGAACAGCACGTCTGTTGCAGTTTACTTCCTCGACGATGCTGCTGCTGCTCTTTCTGTTATAAACCCAGTGACCCAAGCCGCTCCGATGACATTCGCTACGGGTGATTTTATTATCGTTCGCTTTACTGTTCCGGTGTCTGGCTATACCGCTCAGTCGTTCATTGCGGCGACGAACTTACTTGGCACGAGATACACACCAACGCTTGCTAACAGCACCAATGTTTCGGCATGTGTGGGTTTTTCGACTCCCTACAGCAGAGTCGGCAACATCGTTTCGGTCAGCGGGTTTTGTACCGTAAACTGCACAACGGGCGCTAATACGGCCTCAATTTTCTATATCCCGATCCCAGTCCCTTCGTCGTTATCACTTTCCGAAGACGCAGGCGGGGTTTTTGTTAGATCGGCAGCAAGCGGTACAGCGTTTTCGATGGGCTATATTTCTGCTGACACGACTCTAGGAAACAACCGTGTCGCAGTCAACTTTAACGCTGCTGCATCGGGAAACAATAACTGCTCCTTCACATTCCAATACGAGGTCAAATAACATGGCAGACAGCGCAGCGGCTCAACTTGCGGCAATTGCAAAAACCTACAGAACGACGAAGGGAGCAGAAGAGCTTTCGGGGATTCAGGCTAGCCTACAGACCTTGAAAGACAAGGCTTTAGTCGTAGCAAAGAAGGGCGGTATCTATCTTGAGGTTTACAGCATAAACGATAAGCCTCTCTATGATGCTATCGTAACGGTGCAAGGGCAGAAATACCTTACAGCGAACGGCTTCACCGTTTCACCGGCTCATGCGGGCTCTTCACCTATGGTTTATATCTATTGGGATACTCAAGACACTCTAGCGGCGGAAGCTGCCTCACTTTGAGAGATTAAAATGAAAGAACGCAGTAAATACCTAGGCTATATGCAAGTCCTAGCCAACGAGCATGGCCTGGATCCTCATTTCGTCGATACTATAATTCACATCGAGTCGGCTTGGAACCCGTGGGCAGTGCGCTACGAGCAGAATTGGAAGTACTTCGAGAAGGCTTCCGAGCATGCTAGGCAGCTAGGCATTAGCCTTCAAACAGAGCTAAACTGCCAGAAAATGTCATTTGGCCTAGGGCAAGTGATGGGCGGCACGGCTAGGAGTGGCGGCTATAGCGATCACCTTACTAAGCTTTTGATACCCGAGCGGAACATTGAGGTTGTCTGTCAAATTTTGTCGAAGAACCAAAAGCGATACGTATCCCTTGACGATCAGGCATCCGCTTATAATTCTGGCTTTGCCGACAAGATCTCGCCGAGCTACTATAGAAATCAGGAATACGTCGACAAATTCCGGGCGCGCTACAAGGCTCTCTCAAGTGAGTGGGCTTGAACATTTCTTAGCTAGAAGCGAGAAGATCTATGGAAGTATTAGAGCAAAAAACGGTAGGAATCGAAGAGACGACCGACGTACTTAGAGCCATTAGGTTTCTAATCGCTCAGCATAAAGAGATTTTTGCTGCGGGGCATGTAGGGCTATCTGATATAAAAAGACTAGTCCCGGCATTCGAAGCCTTGAAGAAAGCGAAAGAGGGAATTAGCGAAGTCCCAAATGAGCTTAAAGATTTGAACGGCGAGGAACTCGGGCTTATTTTGATGGAGTTAACCGAGATAGTCTTGGCTTCCTACGGATCGCTAATCGCAAGGGAGTGAGGATGGACAAGGACACGAAAGATGAGCTTATTGGACGCGCTATCATTATGGTCGCTGGGCTGGTTTCTCGCTTCGTGTGGGATTTCGTTTCTAGATCATTTCGAAAGAAAAAAACAAATAAAGAGGATGAGAATTAGATGATCAAAATCTCGCTACTGGCATTAGCATTCCTTCCGTTATCGCTCCAAGCAAAGCCCAAGATCCCAGAAGCTCCAACTCCCATTATCTCGATCGGCGGGACCGAGGAGCTTTCCGAAGACGGCGAAGGCTTCAAGGCACCCGAAACAGAAATCAAAGGCCGCTCCATCACCTACCAAGGCGGAGGACGCTGGCAGAACCCTAAAGCCATTAACGTCTGTTTCGTGAATCCTGAGCAAGGCCCGGTCTTAATCGAAGACTTCAAAGCTAAGCTGACGCAGGAATACGCCAAGGCTGGCATCGGCTTTAACTTTCAAGGCAAATGCCAAGGCATGAATGCGCCTCAGCAAATCAGGATGTACCTTCGTCCTGAGCATGCGTGTAATCCTCAGCCTAGAAGCGCAGGAGGAGGGGTTAGCTACCTCGGTCCCGTCAATGGTCAGCTAGGTGGTGCTGATGGACCGGGCACAATGGCGATCAGAGTTTGTCGCGACAGAAACGACTGGCCAGCAGGTCGTCCAGCCTGGTTCGTGGACTATACGCTATCCACGGTCGTCCACGAGTTTGGGCACGCGCTAGGCCTAGCGCACGAGCAGGAGAGAAACGATGCTCCCATTTGCAACGATCAGAGGGGGACATTGCCGAACGGCGGTCAGTATCGTTTCGTCACTGCTTACGATCGCTTTAGCGTCATGAACTATTGCAAGGACCCCGCCAATAACAACAGCCTTTCGGCTGGTGATATTATCGGTCTCAATTCCCTCTATCCCAACAACGGTGGCGGCACTACTCCCCCCCCTACCAATCCTCCCCCTACTAATCCACCGCCAGCTGGCGGTGGTAACCAGCCTGCTGGCAGCTATCAAATCCGATCGGTTTATAACGGCCAGTGCATCGATGTCCCGTCCAACGGCAATGCCAACGGCCTTAAGCTGCAAATCTACGCTTGCAACAAAACAGTCGCTCAAGCCTTCTACGCGCGACCAGGCGCCCCGGGCGAGCACATGTTCCAGGGCGCAGGCTCTAATAAATTCGTCGATGTCCCCGGTAGCTCTCTGGCAGACGGTGCTTTGATGCAAATATGGGATTGGAACTCTAGCCCAGCCCAGAAATTCCGTCTCGTCGACAAGGGCGCCGGTAACCTTCAAATCGTGAACGTCAATTCTGGCAAGTGCCTTGACCTTGATGTTGGCTCGGGAAGGATCGTACAATGGGTATGCAATCCTGCTGGACAGCGGAATCAGCTTTGGAACTTCTTCGCACCTAACGCCGAGAGCCCTTCGGTGAAGCTTTAAGGAATTACCAAAACTATTTAAAACCCTGCCCGAGCGTCTATGTTTGGGCAGGGTTTTTGCTTGGAGAGCCGTCTATGCGTCTGCTGTTTTTGAGCCTACTTCTATGCGACCTAGCCTTCGCCTCAACGCCTGTCCTCGTGCCTCTGCCAGCCCAGACAGGGCAAGTATCGGTCACCGATTTCGTGCCTAGACAACGAAGACGCCACGAGAACGATATGGACTTCTCGAAATATAACCCCTTCTACTGGCAAGGAAGAGGCACGACCGTAAAGATCGAAGACTTTACATCTGCCGGGAAAAAACGCCTGACCGTCACCCTCACGACTGAGTGGCCTCAGAACTATATCCCAACGCGAGGGCCTGATTTCAGCGCGGTCTATACGGGCGATCCCTTGGGCCGAGATGAAACCCTCCGCTCGAAGTTCTTATTCAACATCCGAATGACCCACGTTCGCGATTCCAGGGTTTTCACGGCCACGCTAGATGAGGGCGCTTTCAACGCGGCGGGCGAGGCGATGAAGCCGGGCAAGATCCTTACGATGGAGGTTAGGTTTTTTCTCGACGAATCCTTCCCGGACTGGAAGAAACAAAAGCAGGCCAACGGTCACAATCTATCGGCGTACTACTCGGAGTTCGTGAGGATCAAGCTAGGCGAGCCTGGCCTGAAGATCGATCATCCGACGCAAGCCAACGGCGAGGCATCGCCTGAGCGCTACTCGGGCGGCTCTATGACGACCGTGACGACGAGGGTCGAGCCGTGGAAGGCCTTGGAGCAAGCCGCTACAAACCTCAGGGCTGAGAACGCTCAAGCCTTCCTTTTCGGCAGGGCGTGGGCTCACACAGACTTTACAACTGGCCAGCACGTAGGCGAGGTGTCCGACGATAAGCCTAGCCTCTTCTTCGAGGGGGACCGGGCTTACCGGGCTGGCTATCAGGGCACCGCCTATAACGTCCAAGGCGCTTGCGTCAGCTGTCACCTTAACAACGGATCGGCGCTACTCGGAAGCGGGCGAACCGATACAACGATCCTAAGGACAGCCGATAGCCGCGACCTTACCGCACACAAGGCCTTTGGATCTCAAGTCCAAACTTCTGGCGCTAAAGCCGAGGGAACAGTTAGCGTCAGGTGGGAATACTCGAAGGAAGCCTTTTCAGATGGAGAAAGCGTTGAACTACGGAAACCAATATTTGATATACTTTCGGGTCTTGATAAATCAAATCTCGGAACAAGTCCTAGAAGGCCATTGCCGTGGGTTGCTCTCGGACTCATTGAGGCAATCCCTGATGACACGATTAGGGGGTATGCTAAAGATAATGGAGGAACCGTCTCTAATGATGAATGGAGAGTCGGAAGATTCGGGCATAAGGCAGAAAGAGCCACAATAGAAGATCAAGTCCAGTCAGCTATGACCACAGACCTAGGTGTCCAAACTGAGAAGTTTTCAATGCTCGATTGCTCAAACGGATGCAAAGGCGGCAAAGGAAAGCTCTTTCAGCCAGCTATTGATGACATCACGACTTATCTAGCTCTCTTAGGTCCCCCTCCGAGGATGAACCCCGAAGGCCATGGCATCATGAGAGGAGGCCTGACTTTCAGAAAGATCGGCTGCGCGAAATGCCACATCCCAAGTGCTCGGACGGGCGGGCACCGCTTCACCGAACTGATGAATCAGGACGTCCAGCTATTTAGCGATTTTCTTTTGCACGACATGGGCGAAGGGCTGAAGGATTCCATGGGCGGCAAGCTATCGTCGATGTGGAGGACCGCGCCACTCATAGGCTTTGCAGCTAAGCGAGCGTCGACCGACTCTCGGCCTAACCAGTTCAGGCCTGGGGACATATCGATCCTTTGGTCATCGGCATGGGACGCGGTGCGCTCCAATAGGATCGATATGCTCCACGATGGCAGGGCAAGGACGTTGCAAGAAGCGGTGATGTGGCACGCAGGGGAAGCCGAGGCGAGCAGGCAGGAATATAAAAAGCTCCCCAAGGAAGATCGAGCGGATTTGCACAGCTTCCTTGAGGACATTTGAGGCTATCTCTTCGCCTTCTTTTTCGCCTTAGCACGCTTCTTAGCGGGAACGCTATCTTCCGGTGGGATGGAAGGCTCTAGGCTGAACGGCGCTTCAGCATTTACAGCGGGCGCGCTGCTGTAGCCTAGAAAGAGCATTGCCCAAAGCTGGTGGATTAGCCGTTGGGCTTCCTTTCGCTGCTCATTAGACGCCGGGAAGTGATCCAGTATCATCTTCTCGGCTGCCTGAAGGTGAGCTAGCATGCTCTGCGAATTGGCCTGAATCGATTTCTCCGACATTGAACGTCTCCCTAATTGTCTT